ATATAATAAAAAATATTTATATCTTTTTGTTATATTTTCAAATTAGTTTGTCTCATTTTTCTTTCCTGTCGGTGTAATTGCGCTAGATACAGACCAACCTAAAATATTTGAGAAATTAGCAGGAAAAAAATGAGTGATTATTTAACAGGTGACAATTTACAAATCATTAAGACACTTTTGCCACCCATATATACTATGGGTGATGTTTCTGATAATTTAATATCAGAACTAGCTGAAAACGACAGAGATATAGTTGATATATTTTCTGAATTTTTTAATTATGATACAACTGGTAAATTTAGTGGCACACGTCACTCTGTCGGTAAATGGGACCGATTAATTAATGCGGTCCTTCATATTGAATTTGGTAAATTAGGATTTGATGGATATGCTTCTAAAAAAGTAGAAACTTTAAATACATCAGGACTTGCATTAGAAGATACCCCTTATTTTCACGCTGAATTTACTATTAATTCTCCTGAGAAATATGAGACTGTAGGTGTTAAAAAAGAAGTTCCGGTAGTTCCTACAAAACCGCATCATTTTGCTAGTAAGAGTTTATCCGGTGATGAATCTCCACCTGTTAGTAAGAGATTATTCGGTGGAAAAAGAAAGTCAAAGAAATCAAAGAAATCAAA